CGAGCCACCGGTAAAGAAAGGATCAACATATACGTCACCTCCTGTATTTTTACCAGCAGTTGATATCGCACCAGATGGAGATACAGGGAGAGTTTCTATAGGTGGGTGCTGAATTGTCACTGATTCTCTAGGCATGTTGGATCTTACCCAATTATCGTCTTGTGGTGGATAGAAGGGGCGAGTTTGATTAGGATATATATTACCTGCTGACCAATTAGTCTGTACAGTATGTGCCCACAAATATGGTCCACCGTTGCTTATGTCTGCACTTACTCTGCCAAAAGTTCCTCTGCCCATAGAGCCGGCTAGTTCATCGTTTCTACCAGTACTTGTTATTACAGACGCTCCTACATTATTTGGTCGTATAGTTACAATAGGATTGGGCGCTGTACCTCTTCCATAGCCGCCGCCGTCTTCACCTAAAGTTAACGATAGTGAATAATACCAATCATATTCTTCTGGTTCGCCAGGGGCTGACCAATAAAGAGGACTATTAGTAGGAGCAAACGTGTATTCAACTGGATCGTAATCCGGCTCTTCGGGGTCTGGCTGATAGTCAGGATTAGGTGGATTGGGGCTAGCCGTTGGTGGGACATATGCTTTAGAAATAACATACCAATATGGTTGAGTAATATCTATTCTTGCTTTTTCCCAAGTTACTGCTAGAAACAATTGATTGTATATGTTATGTAGTTTTTGTGTTTGTATGCCACGTATGGTGTTGTATATTTCTCTCAGAGGGTACGGCAATCCTGACATACAGCCAAAGAAATCTGAGGTAGTATATTGTCCTCTAGGACCCGACCCCAAGGCAATAAGATTCAATGCTTGATCTGCTTCTGATAATATAGTAGGTATATCAGAGCCATTAATGTTAAGACCTTTTGTAGTCTCTATTGTCATTGCAGCCTGAGCTAATTTTTCAACTGGAACATTAGTAATGTTTCGTATTTGACTAATTGATGCTCCAAATGCGCCGGCGGCTACTGCAATATCAGGTGGTAGTATACCATCTAGATATGATCCAAAACCACCTTGAACAAGTTGAATATTGATTTCAGGTTCTGTAGTGTTTGCTGTATTAGTTGTTAATTCGCCTGCCATATTTTTATTCTATTAAGGTTGTTCCCATGGTCTTATCAAATCTGTAGGTGCTGCCACACCTTGTGATTGGAAAAGATCCTCTCTGCGGTCTGCACGTTGTACTTGTTGTACAGCTTGATTTTGTATTCTAGGATCTTCGTATGGATTTGTAATACCTTGTGCGGCCCAAGTTTCAGAGATTGGTTTACCAGTGACTGGGTTTATTTGATCTCCTTGCCAGGCAATGAACGCATCAGTTTCTGCCTTAGGTATTACTGCAGGATCTCTACCTAAGAATGGGGTAGAAGTAGGATCACCTGCAACAACACTTTGATTTCCTACTGCTGGTCCGGCAGCAAAAGTTACATTAGATGATTGCTGTGTTGGGATAGGGGCGTCAGCAAGTGCAGTACCAATGTTTGGTGAGGGTACTCCTGCTGGATACACAGGTGTTACTCTGTCTTGTACTGTAGGTGAAGTTAATTGAGAGTTGACTGATGCGTTTGCTACTCCCTGTCCGTATATAAAATAATATACTTTGCTTGACGGATAAAGTCTAGTTGAGAAGTTGTTATTTACGGTTGATGTAGTCAAATCTTTTACTTGAGTGTTCAACACATCAATTGTATTGGCGAATAAGGTAACTGCATCATTGTCTGTACTGACTGCTAATTGATTATTTAATTCAGCTACTACTGTTAAAGCATAACCTTGGAAGTTAGGATATGTGTTGCTATCAAAAGAAGACGTAGTTGTCCGAGCAGTGGCTGTAATTATTGTAGATACTGTGTTATCTGTATTTCTAGTTGTTACTAAAGTATAATATGGTACTGACAAATTATTGCCACCATAGTATACATTTTTTGTATTTGTAACTGGAGTTATACCTTGTGCGGCTTGTCCGGTGTTGTATAAAGGAACAGTTAATGTCTGATACACTGCTGAACTAGTTGATGTAGCTCTAGTAGGAAACAATTTTTTAGGATTTAACAAATCAGCTAATGATTCTATTCCTTCTGTTTTGCAATTCAAAGGTATCAATACTTCTTGCAAATCTTTTCCTAGAACAATGGTAAAAGCTTTATATATTTTTACTTGTTGTTCTTTTGTTATACTATTGTTATTACTAAGTATAGCGGCCAATTCAGATTGAGTCATGCCGGCGGCTAATAATGCTAAACTAACAGCTGGTGTTAGTGCATTGTTTTCTTGTAAAGTTTCTAATAAATTAGAAGGTAAGCCAAACGTGTTAATCTTATTTAGATTAATTGCACGTCCAGTTTTAATCAAGTCTTGACCAAAATTGAATGTAGCCAATGAGACACCTGTTATGTCTGCACTAATCAAATCATTCATATTACTATACGTACCTTCTAAGAATGACTTAGAATTGTCAACTGAGGTTATAGCACTATTAGTATAGTTTACAAACGAGTCCGCTTGTTGAAAAGATCCTAAGAAATCTTTATACTTAGGTTGACCTTCATTATAGTTAAATTCATCCCAAGCTTGTAACGCAATTAATCTATTGAAGCCCCACTGTGTTACTGGTTTGTTGCCACCATTACTATACTTAGTACCACCCCAAGCAGTACCTACACCGTATGGACCAGTTGTATCATTATTCCATGTAAACGCATACGTTCCGCTATTACCTAATCCCGGTACTAGTGTTCCATATTTAATATTTCCGCCAGTGACATTACCTGGGTCAGCAGTTGTTACTACTACAAATGAGCCAGATTTACTTGTACTAATCAACCAAGTATCATTGTATCCTTCAACTGACGCACTTAGCTGTATGTACGTACCTGCAGGAAATTGACTTATTACACTAGTATCATGGTATACTGTAAAGTATGAAGGTGTCGATACAATGTTTATAAAACCTATGCTATTTGTCAATCCACCTACAAAAATTATATTATTGTATACATCTCCGTTAACTTGTCCACGTAGACAAGCATCATTTATTGACCAAGTAATTAAACGTAATACAGTGTTTTGTACGATTGATCCAAACGAAAAATCAGAATAAGATTTGCTACTGCCGGCAAAATCAGTTACAATTGGATTGATACCTAGTCCATTGTTTTGCAACAATGAACTCATTACGTTTACGCCCAATGGGCTTTGTTTTCCTGAATCACTCATGGCACAAATATATCAGGGCTACCTTGAACAATAGAATGTCCACATGTATTACCCGATCCTACTCTTAATACCGGTGAGCCCTCACAGAATACTGTAGGACTACCGCCGGTTGTTGAGGCAGCTTTGTGAGGAGGGTGCGGCTTTCTACCCCATGGTGCATGAGGTGTTAATTGACTAACATGCAATCCTACTTGAATGCCGTTAGCAAAAACAGTTGAGGCACCACGTATTATCTTGCCGCCTGCTTGATTTTCATCACCCTTCCTACTAAGCTTTGCCATATTATCCCAATACTATTTTCTTATCTGGTACTTTAATACCGGTTGTTGCTTCTAAATACTTCATTCTAACACTATCATCAGTTTCAGCGTAAATAGCAATACTACTAGTATTTAGCTTGAATTCACCCTTCGGATTTGCAGTAAAGATACTAGGGATCATTTGCATACCCTGCTGTGTAGGTGCAATAGAGACAGGTTCTTCAATAATAATGAAGTCACCACCTGCTTGAATTACCTTTGCTATAAGTTCTTCACCTGAGTTAAGTTTAAATGTGTATACTTTGTTTGATTCAATTGCTATTTGCATTAGATACTTTCTGTTAATTTTTGTTTGAGTTCAGTGAAACCACCGATTAGTACACCATCTAAAATGATTTGCGGTACTGTTCTTGCTGACGGGATTGCTTCTAGCAATTCTTCTTTGGTATATCCATCTCCAATCTTACGTTCTTCAAATTGTATACCTTTACTTTTTAATAGTGCCTTTGCTTGGTCGCAATAAGGGCAATGATACTTACTCCACACGATTGCTGTCATTTTATTTCCTTTTTAATGTCTTGTCCAATATTTGCATCTAGGGAAATTAACTCCCATTTCAGCATCATACTCTAATATTGTATCTTTTGTAATATTATACTTTTCAATACCTTCTTGCAACTTTTTAGGAATCCAATAATCAATTCCTAAAAAATACCAATAATCATCACTATGATTTGTAAATTCGTGCATGTCTTCCGCATGAAATGCAAACATCATACCTGAATTTAATTCTACTTCTTTGTTATTTATTTTGATTGTTATATCAGGCGATCTTTGTTTTGATGCTGTAAATATATATCTAGTTACATTTGTTTGATACGGTAAAGTATCAACATGTGCTGAAATTTTACTGCCGGGAGGACAATCCCAAACAATCATTCTTCCAAACGGCCCGGTTTCTTTGTTAAATTCTCTAGCTAGTTCAAACAACTCTAATGATTTAACAAACAATGGATTATATTCATATCCAGACAGTGCTAGATGTATCGTGCTTTCTTCATACACAATATTAAAGTTTCTATTAATAAAGTGTAGTCTGACATCATCAAATACTCCCCGTGTTGTATTAGATGGATCAGTTGTTCTTTCCCCATTATGATCTACTCGCCAGTTAATAGCATGGTGCCAATTTGAATCAACTTGTTTAGCTTCTTCAATTTCTTTAGAAATTACACTTGACCATTCAGGGAACTGGTATACATTAAATATTGGGGAGTTCATCATATTCAATACTATCGGTCATCACGCCAATGACATAGTTAGTTGATTCGTTTTCTTGTAATGCGGTTTGTTTTTTACTTGTATCAACGTGTTTGTTGAACCAAGGAATAGGTGTCATTTTTGGCGCCGGGTTGTTATATCGTATCCCAATCTCTTTTAGTGCTCCTGTTGCAGTATAATCAACAAAATCTTTTAAGACAGTTGCATTCAAGCCAATAACTGGGCCCATCTTAAACAGATAGTCTGCCCATTCTTTTTCTTCACGGATCACATCCAAGTAGAGTTGGTAGACTTCAGCTTCACACTCTGATTTAACTTGTGCGAAACGACTATCTTCTTTTACTACTTGGTTAATAAGGTAGGCAGTCCAGCCTTTATGGAGAAGTTCGTCTTGGAGAATTAAACTGATAATATTGCCATTACCAATAAAGATTTTGTTCTCAACCATTGCTAACGAGGTAGCGAATGATACCATAAAGCGGAATGCTTCCAATGCGTAACTGGCATGTAATGCCATGTAGATTGCTTTGATGTGTTCTTTTTCATTCACATCTTCACCTAACTCTTTGCGGCAATTTACTTTATGTAATTCGTCATAGTATCTTCCAACACTACTTGCCATATCAACAATCTCTTTTGTATCGTGGATAGTATTGAATACATCTTTAGGAACATTATAGATATTACGAATGATGTGACTATAGCTACGGCTATGAATGTTAGTCTCAAAGAAACTCCAGTTATAAATCAATGCTTCTAGTTCCGGTAGTGATACAACTGGCGTGAATACTTGGCTAGGAGCACGTCCTTGCAAACTATCTAATGCTGTTTGACGCAATAAGTTACTAGTAAAGATGTGCTTAACTGCATCACTTGCTTCTTTAAAATCATTTGCATCTTTTGTTAGTGATACTTCTTCTGGCACCCAGAAGAAACCACGTGCTGTAGTTTCAAAGTCGGCAATCTTTTTATATTTTACTTCTTCAAATCTTTGAATGGTTACGGGACCTTCCGGGTCCAAAAACATTTTTCTATTCAAATAATCTGTCTTTGTGTTTAGGTTATATTGTTCTTTGCTCATAATAGTGTTCCAGTGTATGATTATGTTTTATGTCTTCTGGAAAATTCCAGTTCCATTTACCCGTCTTGATTCTTTCAAATACCAAATCAGTAACTATACTGCTCATCTCTGGTGTAAAATGACAAGATATAACGGTAGACTTTTCTGTGTATTCACTGATAGTATTTATTTTTTTTACGCCTAGTGATTTATGTTGCATTCTTACAACTTCGTATAGATGTTGTACTGCATTTAATCCTATCATATTACGTATGCTATTTTCAATAGAGTCATTAAAACAAGGTATTAAAATAACATTAGGATCAAGTGAAATAATATGATTAATCATTAGTGAATGCATAGCATCCATATATTGATCGTCTGCGGAAATAAACCATCCTTCTAAATAATTCAGTAATTGATGTTCGTTGTCGGTTAACTTGTTAGATTTTTTTAAGTACTCTAACTTATGAATATTTGAAATTACGGTGTCTCTTTCTTTTGAAACTGATCGTAATACAACTGATTTGGTATATCTATGTGGATTAGTAACCAACACAATATTGATATCATTGTCTCTATAGTGTTTTACAAAATTAGTATATGTAAAGTAAAAACTAGTCTCGGGCCTACAATAATTAATATACTCTTTAACTTCTAATAAGTTTGCAAGTTTAGTGGGCCACCATTGGTCAAACAATAGATCATCAGGACTAGAGCCAAAACTATCACCAAATATTGCTAACTTGGCATCACCGTTTGGATTTATTAAAACAGGTTTAGACCACGGCATTAGATTAATTTTTTCAAAAAATGATTCCATATAATATCTATTATTTTTATAGCTTACACGCTTCGCAATCTTCTTCGTCCATATCGTTAAAGCCACTTGGCAAATCTAATACGGTTTCATCTTGGCTCTTACTACCCGCTTTATTAATCAAGCTATAGTAGAATGTCTTTAGTCCCCAATAGTGTGCTTGCATCAAGTTCTTAGCAATCAATGTAGTTGGAACTTTACGATCCGCAAAATGTGCAGGGTTATAGAATGTGTTAGTACTGATACTTTGATCCACATAGGCTGCAATCACTGCCGCTGTCTTTAAGTAACCATCACAGTCTTTTTGATCCCACATCATTTGATATTTGTTTTTCAACTTATGATATTCAGGAACGACTTGTACAAAACTTCCTGCTTTGCTTTCTTTAACTGATATCAAACTCATTGGCATTTCAATACCATTTGTAGAATTAATTACTACACTGCTTGATTCTACAGGAGCTACAGCCATTTGTGTAGCATTACGGACTCCATGTTCTTTCATTTGTGTGCGTAATGTTTCCCAGTCTAGTTCGGGAGCAAAGTTTGTTAATTCGTTGGCACCGTTAGCACGTAGTTCCCAAGGGAATACACCTTGACCATATCGTGTTTTATCGCTGCCTTCGCACTTTCCGCGTTCTTTGGCCAATTCAACTGATGCTTCTGTTAGGTAGTAGGCTTGATGTTCCATCCACGTCTTGACTTCAGCCAAGGAATCTTTTTCTCCGTACTTGAAATTTCGCTTGGCGTGCCAGTAGGCAAGATTTGTGATTCCGATTCCGAGCGGTCTGATTTCATCGTTTGATAGTTTAGACTGGATGGAAAGAAAGTCTTGATAGTCAAGAATGTTATTGAGGCTACGATGCAATATGCGACAAGCACGGCGCATGTCTTCTGGGTTACGGAACGAACCCCAATTGATACTGCCCAATGTGCAAAGAGCGATACGACCATCGCTGTCATCCAAACGTTTAAAGGATTTAGTAGGTAAAAGTATTTCAC